GTATAATTACCAGTGTCAAAACAGGAGACACTATGGACACCACAAACTTACCCAAGACCAGAGCTGAGGCCAAGGCAACTGGAGCCAAGTATTACTTTACTGGAGAGCCCTGTAAGCACGGCCACATTGCGCCGCGCAAGACCAAAGGGGCCTGTGTAGAGTGCCTAAAGGTTGAGTGGGCTCAAGCCCTTGAAACCAGATCGGAGTACTTTAAGGAGTACAACAAGTCAGAGGCTGGGCAAAAGGCGAAGAAGGGGTACTACGAGCGCAATAAAGATGCCGTGGTTGCTGCGGCACAAGCACGGCCAGACGAGGCAAAGAATGCCTACAAGAAGAAATACAAGCAGGCCAACCCAGACCTGTACCGTGAGCTTGTCAGCCTTCGCCGCCGCCGTTTCCGTGACGCCACGCCCAAATGGCTATCGCCCGAGCAGCGCATGGAGATTCGGTTGAAGTACCGGCTGGCGATTGAGCTGAGCCGAGCCACTGGCATCCGGCATGCGGTAGATCACGAGGTGCCAATCCAAGGCGAAGAAGTCTGCGGCCTGCATGTGCCATGGAACCTACGGGTCATCACTCAAGAAGAAAACCTGAAAAAGTCTAACAAGCACGTTGACGCCCCCGCACCCACCTGATATATTGCCCCAACCCCGGACTTTCCGGCGTTCCTGACGGCTCCGGGCCGACGACATGCAGACAGGACGCCTCAACTCGCATGTGAGGAATCATCATGGCTCTGACTACTTTCCAAGGCCCAGTCCGTTCATTGGCTGGCTTCATCACCCAAGGCCCGGCTTCTATTGTTAATCTGGCTAACGGCACCAATACCGTTACTCTGGATGTGGCTTCGTACGCTGGCAAGACCATCCGCACCAATGACGCCACGCTGGTCATTACACTGCCCACCATCAATGCCACAGCAAACCCTGTGACATCTGGCCCCGGCCAAGACCCTAGCACTTCTAACAACGTGGGCACCAGCTACACGTTTGTCATTGAGACCGCTGCCACTGCAGTAAAGATTCAAACCAACGGCACTGACAAATTTGTTGGCTCTGTTCTGATGGTCGCCACTGACGCTTCTGGTGCTACCACCGGCTACGCTCCTGCTGCTGCCAACGACGTAATCAACTTGAACGGCACTACCACTGGTGGCGCTGCTGGTTCTGTTGTTACTGTGACCGTGGTTGCTGCCAACAAGTACATGGTTACCGGCACGTTGCTGGGTTCTGGCGTTGTTGCCACACCATTTGCTGACGCTTAATTGATCTCAGGGGCTTCGGTCCTTGCTTTATAGGAGATTGATTATGGGTATGCAAACAGACGTAAAAGCCATTTCGTTAGCCGTTTCTGGTGCTATCACTACTGCACGAGTTCGCTTGCGTAGCTTGGTGATTGAGCCGGGTGCGTCCGCAGGCAGTGTTGAGATCAAAGACGGCGGTGCCAGCGGCACTTCAGTGTTTACTATTAACACCACAGCCAACGGAGAGACATTTAACGTCCTGATTCCGGCTGAAGGTGTGTTGTGCTCTACAAGCGCGTATGCCACTCTGACAAACGCAAAAGTTACGGTGTTTTATGCCTGAAGAAGCACGCCCCATGGATGTTGCGGGTCGCAAACTGATGATTGCGATTCCTGCCTACGATGGCAAGTTGAACATCAAAACTTCGTTTGCTTTGGCCGATCTCGTGGTCAAGGCTTCGGCGTATGGTGTTCAGGTTCAACTGTCACATCTGTCGGGCTGCTCTCTTATCACCAAGGCCAGAAACATTCTGGTCGCCAACTTCTTGGAGTCGGACTGCACGGACATGTTGTTCGTTGATGCCGACATTGTGGTGGACGCGGAATCAGTTCTCCGACTGCTGGCGCTGAGCACCGGCAAGGACATAACCGCCGGGATGTACACCCGCAGAGCAGAGGACCGCAAGTTCTTCTTGGACATTTACATCGACGAGGCCAACACGCTTGAGTTTGACCAGCACGGGATGCTGCGGGTCGAGAACGTAGCTACAGGCTTCATGATGATCCAGCGCCATGTTCTAGAAAAGATGGTTGCAAGCCACCCTGAGTGGACGTACTTCAATGACGTGTACAACCGCAACGAAAGCGCCTTGTTCGACTTTGAATTGACCAATGGGCAGTACGTTGGCGAGGACTACACGTTTTGCAAACGCGCTCGGGCGGATGGCTTCACGGTTTTTGTGGACCCAGAGATTACCCTGCCGCACGTTGGCTCACAGGAATACCACCGCAGCTTCAAAGAGTCTGTGTTGATGCCGCTGATCGAGCAGCACTGCACACCCAAACTGAAAGTCGTCAATGGCTAAGACTCCAGCATGGCAGCGCAAAGAGGGCAAGTCGGAAAAAGGTGGCTTGAATGCCAAGGGTAGAGCGTCGGCCAAAAAGCAAGGCATGAACCTCAAACCTCCTCAACCTGAAGGCGGCAAACGCAAGGATTCTTTTTGCTCCAGAATGGAGGGCATGAAGAAAAAACTGACCTCCGAGAAGACTGCCAAAGACCCTGATTCTCGTATTAACAAGAGCCTGAGGGCGTGGAAGTGCTGACATGGAAATGATGGTCTGGAACATGCTTCTCAGCGCTGTCGTGGCGCTGATGGGGTTTTTGCTCAAGGGCAAGTTTGACGAGATTTCCCGGCTGGGCATCTTGCTGAACAAGACCCGAGAGGAAGTGGCGCGTGACCACGTTACTCGACAAGAGTTCCGTGCCGACATGCAACAATTGTTGGACAGGTTTGACCGGATTGAGCGCAAGATTGACAATCTGCGTGGCAACTCACAGAACTGATTTTTGAACGCGGACACGAGCCGCATTTTTTAAAGGTGGCGATATGAAAGACGCAATGATGAAGCTCAAAGAGCACGCAAGCAAGCCAGCATCCAAGGCTCACAAGGGCCTGAAGTCTGGTGGCATGGCAACCAAGATGGGCGCAGTGAAGACTGGTTCTAAGCCTGACGGCGTTGCCATGAAAGGCAAGACCAAAGGCACTATGGTCAAGATGGCTCGCGGCGGTAAAGCCTGCTAAGGAGAAGAGCATGATGAACGACATGATGATGAAGAAGAAAAAGGGTCCTCGTGGACTTGAAGATGGCATTTATACAGAGGACTCTGGTATGCCCCCTCCTCAAGACATTGACGGCGGCTCGGCTCCCAAGCCAAAGAAGCCTAAGAAGTACGCCAAGGGTGGTAGTGTGACCCGTGCAGACGGCTGCATCACCAAGGGCCACACCAAAGGCAAGATGGTGTAAGCCATGAGAACATCACGGGGCATGGGAGACATTCTCCCTTCCAAGATGCCATCTGGTGTGCGCAAGGCTCGCCGGGATGACACGGATTTCACTGAGTACGCCGAGGGTGGAAAGGTTGGTCTGTACGCCAACATCCACGCAAAGAAAAAGCGTATTGCCGCTGGCTCTGGTGAGAAAATGCGCAAGGTTGGCAGCAAGGGTGCTCCGACTGCAAGCGCATTTGCGCAATCGGCCAAGACTGCGAAGAAGTAAATCATGACCACATCAGGCACCACCGCGTTCAACATGGACCTCACGGAGATCGTGGAGGAGGCGTTTGAACGCGCTGGTGGTGAGCTGCGCACGGGCTATGACCTGCGCACGGCCAGTCGATCCCTGAACCTGATGTTCTCGCAATGGGCCAACAAGGGCCTGAACATGTTCACGTACGAGCAGGGCATGATCAATTTGATCCCCGGCCAAGCGACGTACAACCTTCCCGCCGACACTGTGGACCTGCTGGAGCACGTCATCCGCACAGGTGCTGGCAGCGCCTCGACGCAGGCCGACCTGACCATCACGCGGATCAGCGTCTCCACCTACGCAACGATCCCCAACAAGCTGCAGCAGGCCCGTCCGATTCAGGTCTGGATTGAGCGGCTGGACACCCCCCGCGTCACTGTGTGGCCGGTGCCAGACAACTCACAGCCCTACGTGTTCGTGTACTGGCGTTTGCGCCGTATGCAGGACGCTGGCACGGGTGTGAACACCATGGACATGCCGTTCCGCTTTTATGAGGCCATGACGGCTGGGCTGGCTTACCACCTTGCACTGAAGATTCCCGGCGCTATGGAACGCCTGCCGATCTTGAAGGAACAATATGATTCGGCGTGGGAATTGGCTTCAACGGAAGACCGAGAAAAGGCCGCAGTAAGGTTCGTGCCACGCAGACAGTTCATTGGGAATGGTGGCTACTGATGGCAAACAGGTTCGCTGCGGGCCACAAAGCGATTGCCATGTGCGACCGCTGCGGCCAGCAGTTCAAGCTCAAACAGCTTCGCACTGAAATCGTCAAGCAGCGCAAGTACGAACTGCTTGTGTGCTCGGAGTGCTTTGACCCAGATCAACCGCAGTTGATGCTCGGCACATTCCCGGTGGATGACCCGCAGGCGCTTCGGAACCCCCGCAGAGATACGACGTATTTTGTGTCTGGCTTGAACGACGACGGCAACCTGTCCGGTGGTTCTCGAGACATCCAATGGGGCTGGAATCCCGTAGGTGGATCACGGCTGTTTGATGACGCACTGACGCCAAACGACTTGGTGGCAACCGGGTTTGTTGGTACAGTCACGGTATCGGTTACGTAAAGGAAAAAACATGGCTACCTTCAGCAAGAAAATGATGGGCAAAGA